AGAGAACTTGCTAAGTCTTTCAAGATAGCATCAGAAAAAGTAGGTAAAGAATATGAGTTTAAAGGAGCTGATCCGTTTGACCCTGAAGGTGCTAAAGGTATATACGGTTTTAAAGACTTAGATGAGTTTCTTGTAGCTGCCTTTACCGATTTAGAGCTACAAAGAATTTTAAGAAGAATACCAGCAGACGACAAAAGAAATATATTTCAAAAGATTGTAGATGCAGTAGCCGAGTTGATTGGAACTATAAGAGGAAAGGAAGGTTCTAATCTTCTTGATAAAGTTCTTAGAGACTCTGCTCAGATCATATCTGCAAGTAGAGGATCGTACATAGGTAAAGCTAAACTAGTAGCTGAAGGTCGTTATTATCAAACAAGACCTAATCTTTGGAGTGTACCTGAGCAAGAAATAACTTCCGCTGCTACTTCTATAAATGTAGCTAAACTACCAGCTGCTTACAACAAATTAAAGAAAGCTGGAATATTCACTAAAGGAATGAAGATGGTGGATATAGGAGGGGGTAAGTTTGATAACGCAGTTGATATGCTGAAGAAAGAAGGAGTAGATTTAAAAGTTTACGATCCATTTAACAGATCAGCACAACACAACAAAGATGTAGCTCAAGCAGTACAAGGGGGTCAAGTAGACGCTTCTATTTCTAATAATGTACTTAATGTTATTAAGGAAAAAGAAAACCAGCTGTTAGTTGTTGAACAAGCTTTTGACGCAGTTAAAGGAAACGGTAAAGCATACTTCTCTGTATATGAAGGAAGTAAAAGCGGAGTCGGAAAAGAAACTAAAGCAGGTTTTCAACACAACAAAAAGACCTCAGAATACATTGAGTTAGTAGAAGAAGTTTTTGGTAAGGGCAATGTAGAAGTTAAGAACAATATCATAACAGCTACAAAACAAGCGGACGAAGGTTTAGCTTCTGTAAAAAGACCTAGCGATCTGCCTGATTTTAAAAAAGGTAAAGAGGATGAGTTCTTGCAAGCTATTCCTGAGAAGTTCCGTGGATATGCAGAGGAATTGTTAAAAGGAGGTAAACCTAGACTACCACAGTTTGCATTGGAGACTGGAGAGGATGCTATTGTTTTAAAGGAACTTACAGAAAAGTATTACGAAGCTAATCCTGATAAGCTGACTGTAGCAGATGCTGTTAAAGATGTAGATGAGGACATTAGAAAAGCGGTAGAAGCACAAGCTGAAGAAGGACAAGATATAGAAAAAACTTTGTTAGATATTAGAATTACTCAGCAATCGTACGCAGATCAAGGCGAAGCACTTATACAAAACATATCTGATATAGTTAAGGAATTTGATGAGACAGGCGGGGGTACGGTATCTGTAGCTAAATTAAAAAACGCTTTTCAACAGCTGTTAATAGTGCATGATGTACACAGGAAAATAGGAAGAGGTACAGCACAAACTTTACAAGCAAGGAGAACGAACTACGGAAAGCGTAAGATCGGTATAACTGAGGCTGAAACAGGTATAGAAGGAATACGCAACGAGTTTGTTAATAACTCAGGTAACATGAAGCCTGAGCGTATGATAAAGTTAGTTAAAGAACATATAGACCCCAACGATCCTAAAGGTAGTTTCGAGCGATTGTTTAATACAGCTAAAAAGGCACAAGGTAAACACTTCTTAGATATGCCTACTGAATATTGGATGAACTCTATATTGAGTGGTCCTAAGACACAGATGGTCAATATTGTAGGTAATGGTTTAACTCAAGTAATTTCCACCTTAGAAGCTGTTGCTGGCGGACTTTCTATTGGAAACATGGATGTTGTTAAAGCTGTTTTTGCTTCTTGGTCTGATTGGAAGATGTTTACAGAAGCTTTTAAGTTTTCTAAGAAAGCTTTTAAAGAGCAAGATAATTTACTAGACCCTGCTAACCGTTCCTTTGAAGAAGCACAGAGAGGTGCTATAACAGGACAAAGAGCATCAGAAGCTCCTATAATAGGCGGTATGGTTTCTGATTCAGCTAAAGAATCTATAGATGCTCTTGGGAATATAATTAGAATACCAAGCAGATTGTTATTAAGTACTGACGAATTTTTTAAGCAGTTAGCCTATCGTAGAGCAGCTCGACTAAAATCAGCCCTGTCAGGTATTCAACAAGGCATTCGTGACCCTAAAGCATTAGCTGAGCATATTAACAAAACTATTAATGGGATAGTAACTGAAGGTGGACGGATGATGTCCGAGGAGGGTCTTGTTAGAGAAGCGACAGAGATTGCAAATAAACGAGGTCTTAAAGGAAAGGAAAAAGCGGCTTTTATTATTAAATACAAGGACGACAACTTTAACCCAGACTCTTCCGCTCTTATGCAGTACGCTGCTGAAGAAGCTCAGTATTTAACATTTACTAAAGAACTACAAGACAAGACGCTAGGCAAAGCTCTACAAGACGCTACTAATAAAGTACCTTATTTAAGATTGATACTTCCATTTGTTAGGACTCCTACCAATATTCTTAAATTCGCTGCTGAACGAACACCCGCTGCTGTTTTAATGAAAGAAGAAAGGCAGAGGTTTTTTGAAGATTACAAAAGCGGTGATCCGATGAGGATAGCAAGAGCTAACGGTAAGGTATTAACAGGTGGTTTAGCAGCAGGTGTAATGATTGAAACTGTTTTTAATAATAGAGATAACATAACAGGTGGTGGTCCTAGTAACGAACGAGAGAAAGAAGCGTTAATGGCGACAGGATGGAGACCTTATAGTATAAGAATAGGTGACACATACTACAGCTATCAACGGCTTGACCCAATAGCTACATTACTAGGAATTGCTGCTGACATAGTTGAAGTAGGGGTACGAGAAGAAAAATCTTTTGACGAAAGTGGAGCGGAACACGCAACTAACGCTCTTATATTATCCTTAACTAGAAACTTTACTAATAAATCCTATCTAGCAGGTATTCAAATGTGGGCAGATGCTTTAGGAGACCCTGACCGTTATGTAGAAAAGCTAGGTAGAAATTATGCAGGTTCTTTTGTTCCTAATGTTCTTTCACAAATGGCAGATTATGATTCTCAAGCCATTAAAGAAGTAAGGTCTATCACTGACGCAGTGAAACGAAAGTTAGGACTTCGTGGATCATTAGATACTAAGCGTAATTTATTAGGAGAAGAATACACGGCAGAACAATGGATGGGTACAGGTTTTATAAATCCTATTCGTATGTCTACTAAGAAAGATGATCCAATCCTAAATGAAATGGCAAGTTTAAACCATGCCTTTAGAAACCCTCCACCCAGCTTAGGAGGTCAGATAGATATGCTAGAGTATGAAAACGAAAAAGGACAATCTGCATATGATAGACAACTTGAGTTGTTAAAAACAGTTAAGATTCGTGGTCTTTCTCTTAGGCAGACCCTAAACAAGTTAATTAAATCCAGAAACTACCAGCTTTTATCTCCTGAATCAGAACCAGGTTTAGAAAGTCCTCGTATTCAACAGATAAATAGCATTTTAACTAAATACAGAAAAGAAGCTAGAAGACAGATGCTACGAGAGTTTCCAGAGTTAAATGCACAGTACGCTGCGTTAACAAAAGCTAGGGCAGGTCTAAGAGGTGGAATGCAACGAGAAGAAGTGCTTGAACTTTTATCACAAACAAATTAATAATAGATTACTATGGCTAATACATTCGTAGACTACACAGGGGACAATACGACTACCTCTTTTGCTTTCTCTTTTCCTTATCTTGATGACTCTCACATTGTAGTACAAGTAGATCAAGCCAGCGTATCAGGCGGTGCTTTTGTTACTAAGACATTGACCACTGATTACACCATACAGACTTCTCCATCTAAAGCTATCATATTTGTTACTGCACCAGCTACTGGAGACAGGATAAGAATTAAAAGAGACAGTGCATCTGAAACAGCATTAGTAGACTTTGAAAACGGTAGTGTACTTACTGAAGTAGAACTAGACCGTGCTTACTTGCACAACCTATATCTTAACGAAGAGATTGAGGAAGGCAGCGGTAAGAATGTAATGACTAAGAACTCTGCTGGTAACTTTGAAGCTGACTTAGCTAAGATAGTTGACCTAGCTGATCCTACTGCTGCACAGGATGCTGCCACTAAGA